CTATATCCCTCTGAAAATTCTATTATCGTTTTTCATTTCATTAAGGACTGCTTCTGCCAACACCTTTTCAGCCATGTCTCCATCTTCAATCTCTTCTTTACTATAATAGTAATCAATGATTGGACGCTTTTCCAAGGCTTCGTCATAAGCACCACGAACAACGAATAGGTAATCATCTATTAAACCCTCAGCGAGATCTTCTTCTAATTCTTCGATAAACTCACTGTAATCGTAACTAAAAGTGTAATTGCCATCATCAATCCACTTTTGAATTTTTGCAACAACCTCAAGGGTTAGATTTTTAAATTCATTCTCATCCTCTCTGACTTTTTCAACAGCGGAACAACTGATACCAATCTCGCTCGCTAAGTAATCAGCAGGTATAGCCTTATTCTTTAAAACCATTTCTACTCTTGTTGTATTGATTTTCATTTTATCAACTCCTAAATAATATAATCAAAGCAGAAAAAGAATCTTGTATAAAACAAAATTCCTTTTCGCTAATAAGTTAATCATTTAGCTCCTCTAGCATTTCTTCTAATGTTTCCTCCCATCCATCATAGTCTGATGGATGGTTGAAAAAATCGTAGTTCCAATCATCACCTGCTGTCACCTCGGCTTGAATCGGAACTCTGAATTGTGTGTAGGAAAGTTGATTAATCCCACAATACAATTCATCGTCTCCATCTAGGTAGGCGAAGAGGCAGACTTTGTCTATGTCGTCTGCCCATTCAACAAGATCCTCCAAATGTTCACTGTAGTATTCTTTTAATTGCTCTTTAGTTATCATTTCTTTTTACCTCTTTCTTTATCTTACATGTATATTATATATCATGTAAGATAGTTTGTCAACACTTTTATCAAACTTTTTTATGTTTTTTTATCGGATATTCTCTAAGTTGTTTTCAATCCATTTGAGACGGTTTTGGCGGCCAGCTGGTATCGGTCTAGGGTCTCGTGAGTAGTTTTTAAACCTCATTTGAAGCATATAAGAGCCACCACCAAGCGAGCTAGATTCTAATGCAACTTCTAAGTAAGCGCTAGAAATCCAGTTTCCGCTTGCCGTATACATTCTACCGGCACCGCCGATGATGTCATCGTGATGATCTTTAAGCCATTTTAGAAGCTGTTGTTTTTTGAATTGGTCGTAATAAGTATAGAACGCCATTTTTAATTTAAGGGAATTGTCCAAATAGTAGTCATGTTGAGCCTTGCCAATCATAGCAAGCTCAAAACCATCAAATAGACAGTCGAGCATGGCGTTTACTCGCGCTGCCCCCATCTTTTCGATGGAGGTGTCCCCATTCTTAAATTTCTGCCAGTTAGCATCGGTAAACTTAATGCCAGGCAATTTGTAGAAGTCATTCTCAAATTTAAAATAGCGTCCTACGTATTCTAAAATCAATTCTTTTATACCTTCATTGATAATCATTTACTCTCTCCTTTAATCTTTTGATGCCATAATTTTAGCAAGCTCTCTAACTTTGCGAGCTTCTTCGACGTGGTATTCTACATCTTCTGGATCTAATTTGATGATTCGGCTATCTTCGTATTTAGTGCCAAATCGTGGAATAATTTTATAAACGTCTCCGTTCGAAATTCTTACGAGGTCTGTTTCTAGTTTTTCCACTTTGTCTGAAAAAACTTCATTACGGATAGCTTGTACTCTCTCACGTTGTTCTTTCAATCCTTGTTTGTATTCTTTGTAAGTAGCCATTTTGTTTCTCCTTTTTTTATTAAGCAATTACACTTTTTGGGTACCATTTGGCAGAAATTCCATAAGGTGTCACGATTTCAAGTTTAACAGCTTTATCAGTTTCTTCGACTAGACCTTTTACGCTGATTGCACTTACTGACATGAACGCCAAATCTTTTTTGTTGCGTCCACAAAATTCCTTTTCAGCAAACCATTTCTTAACACCTTGGAATTTAACATTTGAAGAACGGAAGAAGTAGAAATCATCCGCCATGTTTTGACGTTTAACAACTTTCCAAGCTACTTTCAATGCTTCGGAAAAAGTCACGTCGTTTTTTTCGTTTTTGAAGATTTTCCATGCTAGGCTCATTACTTGTGATTTCATTTTCTTTACCTCTTCCTTTATCTTACAAGTATATTATATATCATATATGATAGTTTGTCAACACTTTTTATAAAGAAATTCAGTTTTTTTTGCAAAATAAAAAACCCCGACTAAAAGCCGAGGACAGTTCGAGTTCATCGAAACGACGCCAAAGTATTCCGAAGAATATGTTATCACTTATAGTAGAGATTAGCAAATATAAAAAAGAACTATGAGATAACCTCGTAGCTCTTTGCCTATGATGGATAATCATATTATAACACAAAAAAAACCCGCGTCAGAGCGTATCTGTCCATAAAGGATGCGGAGGGGTTGTCGTTTCATGTATATTATAGCACGAAAAATAAAAAAACGCACCAGACCCCGTAGAGTTACTGGCGCTTTCCTAAGTGTATTATAACATAAAAAGGCTTAGCAGTCACCAAACTCACAAGCCTTTTTACTCACTATAACTAAAAAAAGAAATTACAGCAGGCAAGCAGTAATAAAGTTTTTAGTTTTGATAATTATAGATACCTCAATTATATCATAGATTGCACTAGTTAAGTAACACACGAAACGTTGATACACCAAGGTTTCGTGTAGTCTGACCGACATTGATGTCGGTCATCCGAATTTATAGCAAACAAAAAAAGCCTCAGCATTGTGCTGGGGCTTCGACCACTACTGCCATGATATCCCTATTGCAGTGTGAGGGGAGGTGATATACTCCTTTTCGTTTTATTGTTTTCGTGGTCTAAATTAAGCGAATGAACCGAATGACGTTACACGGCGACTATTCTCTGATTGACCGACTGCTACATATCGACGATTTCCAGAAGTTCCAATGTAGCTAATCCAGATATAGCCGTCAACATCACACCAGCCATCATAGTTGATAGTTTCGCCAGCTCCATAGACTGCCACGATTTCAGCGCCTAGACCGGCACCAGTTCGAACATTAAGGGCTGATACTTCAACCGTGAATGTTCCGGTTTCCTCGTTAATAGTAATTATACCATCAAACGGGATCGGAGTTGGTGCAGGGGCTTGTGATTGGCTATCCGTTGGGAAGTAAAACCAACCTACGATGCCGTCAAAATTGCGTGTGTTGTAACGAGCAGGTCCACCGACGTACAAGCTATCAGCATTACCGTCAATATTCTGCTCGATAGTTCGCATGGTGTAGCCGTCTGAATCCTCGATAACAAGACCAGTGTGGCCGTATGGATGCCCGTAGATGTAAGTAGTATCCATGACGAATACAGCCCCACGACGTGGACGGCTATCAAGGTTGCCTTCTTGGTTGTACTCTACTTTATAGCCTGCTGCTGCCGCTGAGCTGAGCAAGTCAATAGCGTTACCCCAGAGAGCACGACCGAAGAAATTGATTGAGATAGAGTTAGGCAGGTCAACACATTGTGTTCCCCATGCTCCGTCCGCATCGGTACCGACACCAGCATCAGCTAGGCCTTCCGCGAATTGGATAATGTCATTATCTGTTGCCATATTAATATCCTCCCTTATCGTTTCGAGGTTTGCTGTAATTCAAGGCTTGCTCGCTATCACCGACACCCTTGGTAGTTGGGTCTGTAACGATACCGAGGATAACCAAGATCACAACAAAAGTATTTACACCCTCTTGGATGTTGCTAGGGATATTAAGCCCAAACTGTTGCAGCATAAGGAATACTGCTGAGATAAGAGCTACTAGAGTAGCCTTGTTTTGCAAACGCAGTTTAAAATTAATCATTGTCATTATTCTCCTTCTCTTCTTTTAAAAAGAATTTCTCTTTATCAATATTTTTTTTAACATACTTGTCGATATACGGGATTTCCACACCTAGAGCCGATAGGCTGGCCAAAATACTTGAGCCATAAGCTGCAATCATGGCAAAAATGAATGTATCGACAACACTCGTCAAATTCATGAAATTAGCAAACGGATAAAATATTACCACGAACACAATCATTATTGTATGACTGATTGCGCCTTTGCGAAATTTGGTGCTCGAAAGTTCGTGAGCAGCCCAAGCTCTAGCCACGCCTACGGCAATGTCTGAAAAAATGACTATGACGAGGAAGAATACCCAAGGGTGCTCATCGATACCGTGCTCATAGAAATCACGAACGACGTTGAAGAGCTCAAAAATGCCGTCTGGTTTCTGCATTCATTAATTCTCCTTTGTTTTAAATAGCCATGCAGTAGCAATCCCGTTGTTTTCGAGTTTGCCACCTTTTGAGAAGTCAGCGAATGGCTGATTTTCGTAAGTGAAAGAGCCGTTAACTTGGATAAGCACCAATTTGCCTTCTCCGTCCACTTCTTCATGATTCGGGTCTTCGATAGCGAAGATATCACCAGAGTTGAATACGTCGCCTTCTTTAGCCACTGGCAACAATTCTAAGTATTGCTTGTAAATTGTGCCATATTGGATGTTCTGACTCATTACCGCATTGAGAATAGACACGTTGGCAATTTTACGAGTTAATTTGCCTTGTTCAGCGACTTTCTCAGCCAAATTCAAGCGATTGTCAAGGTCTTTGATAGATTCATCTGACTTAGCTTGATAGCGTGCCAATGCTCCTGCAGGGTCCAATTCAGTCGCTAAGATATCTAAAATAAGCTGGATCTTAGCTTCATCCGTCTTGCTTGTATGGTCCCCAGGCACATCACGAGTCAACCACGTTGAGCCATCTTTGGACTGGATGGCAATCCGTGTTGTTGTTGGGTTCGTCAGATAGCTTGATGTGACACTGAAATTAGACTTATTCATTAGCTACTCCTTTCTGTGCTGTCTCATTAAAGAGGTCATTAAGGTCTGAATCAGACGCTAGAACATTTTGATAATGCTCTAGTTGTGATTTAACCTGTTCAAGCTCGCTAATTGTCGATTGCAAGCGAGCCTTAAACTCAGCTTTTTCAATCGTTAAATTAGCGTTCTGGCTTGCGATGTCGTTAATCATTGAAGTGTAAATTTGTTCGTTCATTAGTTCTCCTTTTGTTACCAGTGTGAAATTTTACTAAAATGTGCCTTCTCTGCTTTCAACGCTTTAATGAAGTTAGGATGTGTCACGCTATTTCCCGCATTTAGGAAGTGTTGCCAAACCCTTGCGAGCGCTGCGGCGGCAAAAGCTAGATTATTGATGTTAATCCAACGGCCTATTGGCAATTCTGAAGGGTGGAAGGAATAGCCACGATCTACGTCAAATGAATCTTTGAGATAGATTTTATCTCCATAAAGCTCAGATTGGTCTAATATTGCGTCGTGCTCTAAACCTCTTGCGGCACGATATACCCGTAGACCAGCGAAACGCCCAGAAGATGCTGAATCAATTCCATCACCAGACGATGTTACTCCTATAGAGGCGAACAAGGACCCAACACCTTTATCCTCATTTGCCGGAACGTCGTTAAAATGAACGAAAGCTGTATGTGGTCCTTTCCTTCGAACAATAGCGTTCGTTTGATTGTGGAACTCAATCGTCGCATTGTTGTAAAAATGCATCTCTGAGCTGTTTAGGTCTACCGTCATTGCTCCATTTAGTGCTTCGATTTTACCGCCGCGGTAATTCAAACCAGTAAACGTACCGCTAGTGACACTCGAAGCGTTTAGGTTAACGACATCAACCAGCGAAGCGTTTAAACGTCCGCTAGTGATTTTACTTGCTGATAATTCTCCGATTTTGGCTGAGCTGATGACGCCATCCTCTATGTAAGTAGAACCAGTGATTTGAACCAGTTTACCGTCGATTTTAACCGAGCCATCCTTAGTGAGGTTGATTTGGCTAAGCACATTCCCCGAACTCGTTAAATTTTTGACAGCCCATGATCCAGCAATCTGGGACATTTCGGTTTTGGTAGCTTCTAACCTAGTGTCTAACTTGTCTAATCTCTTGTTAGCAACACCTATTTCTTGGCTCGCATCTTTTGGTGATGATTGCCACGCTCGGTCAGTGGTCCCCTCGTAGCAATCCAACTCGGTGAAGAACAACAACGACTCACTGCCGTTATTTGTACCTTTGTTGTCGATGCGAATAAAACCCTCATCACATTCACCAGAATTGAATGTCAAGTGCCATTTAATCACTCTATCAGCTGATGGTGAGCCGTTGTGGGATTTAAAATTGACTACTTTAGTAAAGGTTTTGTTGGTTTCATTCGATTTGCGACCCAAGAAATAAATATCAACGCCTTTGATATTCCAGCTTGCAAACGACTGAATATTGAACGAATAATCAGTATTTCGTTTGACAGGGAAACGTAGTGTAGACGCTGGCACCAATGATGATGATGTCTTAAGTAGAAACATCGGCTTAGCGTTATTGTAATAAAACAAATGTCTAGAGATGGACAGGTTTGCGTTCGACTGTGGCACTTCCCAAAAACCCCAGTTATCAAGATTCTCTGGAAATGCTGAATTAGTGATAAGGTTTTCGCCACCGACTGACACACTGCCAGCCGTGTCATTCCACGAATAATCAGCTGGGTTAGTGCTATCCGCTCTATCGAAGTTGGTACATACACCCAAATACTGCTTATTGCCATCTTGCGTCAGACTGAAACCATTTCGCCCATCGGCACTGTCTGCATAGGCAAAATGGACGTATGGCGTTCGTCCATCTGCCCCAGCTTTACCTGGAATACCATCACGCCCGTCGCTACCCTTCCACTTAGACCAACGGTAGTCTTGAGGGTTTTGGCTATCCGTGGTGTTGAAATCTTGATACATACCGATGAAATCCTTGTTAGTATCGGTTTGACTAAAACCACTACCAGATACAGTATCGGCATAGGCGATGTGAGTGTACTGTGTTTTACCATCAGCACCTTTAACACCCGGAATGCCTTGGTCACCTTTTGGACCTTGTTCCCCCATTTTAGCAACGGAATACCCTTGCTCGCTCGTACCGTCTGAATAGAACCATGTCGTTCTTGTCCATAAGTATTCGCCGGAGTTAACCGTTGGAATGTCTTTGCTCCATTTCCCGATAGATGGTTTTAGGTTTACGTATCCGGGATTTCTACCATCTCCTCCAGTACCAAAGATTTCTTTGATCGGGAACAACTCACCAGTTCTATCAGTTACAATCTCACCAACAGTTAAGTCAGTGTATTTGACGTGTTTTCCACTTTTGACAAGTGTCAGGTCTTGCACAAAGTTGTAGTCTAAGTGTTGAGATAACGTTAAGTTATTCCAATTGAAGCTTGAGTAGTATTTGGCGTTAGGAACCATCTGGCCGTTTGTGTGTTTCAGATACTCAATTGTTGTATCGACAATACCAACACCATCCTTACCCGGAAGGCCATCGTTTCCGTTAGAACCATTCTGTGGGATGTATGTTTTCTGATATCCAGTCTCACTAGAGAAATCAGTATACATCCACTGGGTTTTAGTCCATAGGTACTTACCTTTAACCAATACTGGTGGGCTGGAAATCCAACTCGTAGGCATGATAGTATCACTGTCAGACATGCCGTAAGTGATTGTGGTAGATTTCAAGCCTACCCCGTTTTTACCGGGTAAACCGTCATTACCTCTATCCCCTTTAGGTCCCGCTGGTCCTGGGTCGCCTTTATCTCCCTTAACACCGTTTCGACCGTCTGAGACATTTAAAAAAGTAACTTCTTCTGAAGCTACTTCTTTGTTGTCCATCCATGCTGAAACCGTCAAAGCTGTCGGCTGGGTAATCTGTGATGCCACCATGTCGTAGGTCATGCCTACGTATTTAATATCCCCGTCAATCACGAAACGCCATGTAGCATTAACTGTTTTATCGCCTTGTTTCAAGACTGGTCGAACAGTCGAGCGACCAACGCCATTCTTAAAAACTGTACCGTTCGTAGTTGTGATCTCAACACGGTATGGCAAGGCTCTAGCTGCGATTTCATCAATTCGTTGTTGCAAATTGTCAGATGGTTTGTTGACAATTTTACGGTAATTCGAAAACACAACCGAATTATTTAACGGCATGTCAAAACTAACAACCATCTCAGATACACGAGCTTCAAGAGCTAACCCACCTCTAAAATTATTATTGATAATCTTGACAGTGTCGCCTAAATTAACATCTTTGTAATTCTCCATGAAGCTAGAGTGGACATCGACGGTGTAGGTCATAAGTGGATAAGCGTACTGCTTGATAGTACGCAAGGCGTAACCTTTTAAAGCGTTAACGTCCTTGTATTCTGTTTCAAAATCCTTACGTGTCCAGTTATCCGCATTACCCGGATTCATGGTAGATGGGTAACGTTCTCTAGATAGTGGAGCAAACACTAAGCCATTGCCACGTTTTGAGTAAAACTCTACTTGTCCTAACTCGTTTTTTTCCTCAAACTCAACATCGTTAAGATTAACGCCATCCTGCCCGATGAAATTCCCTGCATTAAAAAGATGTGTTTTATCGCTAGTGACTTGTACACCTTTCAATTCGTTTTGGAAGTAGAGGACTACATCCCCTCTTGCTTTACCAATGCCGTGGTGATTTCCGTCCGGTTGCTGGTAGATATCAATGATGAATCGTTTCAGAGTTCCATCTCTGTTTAATTCTGTTCGGAATGCCATTTCAGCATCAAATTTAGACATTAAGCTTCGTAACTGTGCCAATCGTGTATCTTGTGCTTCAAACTCAACTTTTCGAGTTTTATCAGAAACCTCGTTAACACCAATCTCCATGTTTGCAAAACTGAGATAGTTCATGTCGTTCAAATACCAAGCTATTGTTTGGGCGTTTTCACTCTTATAAGGGATAGCGCCCTCTTGAGCTAATTCAAGATTGGTGTTGTTACAAGTAACTTGAAAACTCGTGTCATTCTCAACGAGTTGCGAGACATAAAAAATGTGATAGGAATTATCATAGTAGAACGAAACGAACATATCATCATTGATATATTTAACATCCTCATGAGTTTTTCCATCAACAATTTTGGGAATTACGAAATCAAACGTACTAGTTGCGTATTCAAGGTATGTGTGCCATTGACTGTGAGAGTATGGCAACATGCCAGGAACATTATTATTCAACACACAAACCTTACGCATGTTTTTATCATGAATCCAAATTTGCATTAAACGAAACGCTCCTTCCAAGTGATTTCAATTGCTGGGTCAGTCCTTGTCCAACTAGACGTGTAGATATCAATTTCAGTTTCGCCAACTCCGATGCCAAACGGCTCAGATAGATATGTCAACTCATTAGATGCTGGCAAGTTATCGATTAAGGTTTTACCTTTCGCCATATCAATTTCAAGGACAGAGCCCTTACGGAAGCGATTAGGGATATCTACCAGTTTGCTGATAAAATCCTTCCTATAAATAAAACTATCAATATACATATGAGTTAGCATAGGACTGTCGTATATACCGAATATACCAATATTTATTTTTGCCGATTTCTTGCCTTTGATTTCAGGAATTCTGTATTGTGGGTAAGATCCCCACCAATAAAACTGAAGCATCTCATCTCGTCTTAATATATCAGACCATCCTCTAGGTTCGTTAAACGGATTGTGCTGTTCAATGTGTGTACACAGAAAACTCTTTCTCTCAAGGATTCTGTAGCCGCCTTTTCCGTCGCTAACCAGAAAATTGTAATGGCTATCAAGACCGTTGGTGTCTTTGTACGTCTCAACACCATAGAGGAACTCACCTTTTTCGCTGGTAACAGATATTTTCAGAAAACCAGTTTGATTACTCGCACCCGCCCAGAAAATCTGCCTCCACCAAAGATATTCGCTTAAAGCTCCTTTTTGACCGTTGCTATCAATTGGTATTTCCCATGTTAACGAGGCTCCTTTCAAATAAGTGGCACCATCACCACGATTTCCTAAGGCAATGTGAGGTCTCCCCCACGAATTATCAATGTAAAACGAACCATTTAATGTTTGAGCACTATCGTTAAATATGCCATTGTTTTTAGTAGAAACGGTCAGCCCTTTTTGGATCCCATCGCTAGTGGCGAAATCTAATAGAACTTCCGAGTGTTTAACATCCTCAATATCCAATTCATTAGGATTGCCAACCTCGTAGCTTTCGCTAGAAGACTTCACAATCCCAACCCATCCATTATCTGAATTAAACTTCATTTTAATATCTGGGTAAGTTTCAGCCGTACCAAAGTTCTTTAGCGTAGCCTTGTAGTGTCCAGTAGACACTTTCTTAATACTTCCGTATTTGGTTTCACCATCGCTACTTACTAGGGCTTGCGCCTTGTTCTCACCGTAGCTTTTTGGTACGTCGAACGTAACCGTTACCGTTGCGGTAATTGGTGAAGTGTTCTTGTCTACCGCAAGCGACGCTTGACCGACCGGGATAGCTTCCCAAACCTTATTAGGCTCGTCACCAAAAATCAATGGTTTCGGTTTATCTACATTCAGATAACCGCCCAACGTTTCAGCGATGGTATTGAAGTAGTCGTAATTACCGACTAGGGTAAACGATACTTGAATCTGCTTGACGGACAAGGTGCTATATAGGAATTGCTGACCGTAGCGCCTACGCCCTTGGTCTTGATAGTTGTTGTTGAAATTTGATGCCACGTTTTTAGTGACATCTACTGGAACGGCACGCCCTTGACCTTCGTTGAATAATTCAGTTAAGTTTTTACCGTCAAAAATGACTGACATTCCTATCAAATAATTCTACCTCCTAGCAACTCTTGTCTGCGTTTGTAATCGTTTGTTGCTTTTGTCATAAAGGGCGCCAACCCATTTGACACGCTTCTACCATCAATGACATTTCTGATTTCAATTGGGTTAGAACCGTTAGTTACTAATTGACCGAGTAAGTCAATCATGATGTCTAGCTTGCTTTCAAGCATAGAAACACGTTCACGGTCTGAAGTATTATCGTGATCGCCTTGTGGGGCATCCCCAGCAAAACGGGCCACTGCTTCAGTGAGTAATTGCCATGCTCTGCCACGTTTGGCGATATCTGTTGGAATGACGTACTCTGGCATATCGCCTTCAGCCAATTCATAAACACCATTTTTATGGACTAGACCACCGTTAGCGTAGCCATAAGCGGCAACACGAGTAAAGGCGGCGTCTGTTGTCCCGTAGCGATGCTTGATGTAGTTAATTGCAGCAAGCAAGTTGTCGTATCCGTTACGGATATTGTTATGTCCTGCGTGCTTGTAAGCGTCAAATGTTGGTTGGATAGTTTGCATCAAACCAATAGACGGTGTACCAGCTCTTGCGTTACTGTCCCAGTTATTTTGGACATTTGGGTTTCCACCAGATTCACGCTGAATGGTTGCCAAAATTTTAGACACACGGAAATCATTCGGTTCGATACCATTTGCCTTCAAAGCTCTAACAACTGATTCACGCCAGCGTGAAACGCCTGTACCTTGTGGGCCGTCTTCTCCACCTCCCGGAGGGGAAAGCAACGGACCAAGGGTTTTCTTAATCCATTCGAACATGCCACCAACTTGACGTTTAATCAAAGTTTGAAGTGGGTTGTTTCGGTCCTTCAAAGGCTTGCTATCTTCTCCACTACTACTTCCACTATCTCGAACACCGAAATCAAGGAATGTAGCAGCGTTAGAGATGTGACGGCCAGCGTATTGGTGATACTGACCGTTACCACCATAGTTATATTCTTCACCGTCATAAGTGTCACCGTGAACGGCCGTTACAAAGTCAACGTGGTTACTTGAAACTGGTCCGCCAGTATAGACGGCAACTGTACCAGGTTTAGGCCTATTTAAGTGTGGTACGCTCGCAGAAACCCATTGATTACCATTTCCAAGGTGGCTAAATAGACTAGGTTTAACACCAAGGTTTGCCAAACGGCTGGCAACGAATGATACACACTCACGATAGAAGTAACCCCAAGGGTCAGCCCCAGCGTCTTTAGCCTTGTCTTTGAAGCGGTAGTCATCACCTTTGGCGCCCATAGCTACCGTGCCTTCATCCATTGAAGCGTTAGCCATAGACCAAAGTTCTTTCCACCAGTTTTTGGCTTCTTCGACTGGTTTCTTAAAGAGCGCATTACCAAGTGGGTTAAACATACCAGCCAATTTATCAGCGTTAGGGCTGAATTTTTTAGCCAATGCTCCCACTGGGTCTTTAACCACATCGCCGACAAACTCAATCATTTTCATGAATTTGTCGACACCGTTCTTCATAGTATCCCAAACCGAACCAGCTACGTTCGTAGCAGTGTTCCAAAGTTTAGACCAGAAACCTGTACCTTTCGCAAACGCTCCACGTTCAACACCCATGAGCATAGCCAATTCACTGGCATTAATAACTTCCGAACCAGCTGGCAAGAGGTATTCAACGTTTCGACCTTGTGGCAAGAATGACTTACCATTAGGCAGAATTACCATTTCTTGGTTGTTAGTCTCTGGGCTATCGTATCCGTCATTAAGCGTAGCTAACGTAGGCTTAGTGATTGGGTTTCGGTATGAGCTAAACATACCAGTACCACCGGCAAACTTAACTTTCGGAATTTTAGAGATAGCTTCTTTGCTACCGCCAAAATCAGAAATCAGTTTATTGATACCGTCGATACCAGCATTTGGGAGAGCAATCACGGCATTGATACCATCGCCAGCAAGGCGTTTCATGCCATCCCACATCTCGCCAAATCCTTTTTTAACGTTGTCCCACGTATTTTTGAAAAAGTTAGCGATATTGGTCAATGCGTCGGTAATTAGCTTGGTAATGTTGACACCGAATTTCTCTTGCGTTAAAGCACCGATTTCATCCCATTTTTTCGATAGGAATTTCTTAGAGTTTTCCCAACCATCAAACCAATTCTTATTGATCCCTTTATGATGTTTGTCAATATCCTTACCAAGTGCGGTCATTGCTTCAGTAGCGTTGCCCTTGATGTTATCCCACGTTTTAGATGCGAATTTCTTGACATTATCCCACTTATCAGACCAGTCTTTTTTAAGGTTGGTCATGTGCTTTGCAACACCTTTAGCCATATCTTTGACATGGTCCACTGTGCTATCAACGAACTTCTTAAACGGTTTATTGTGCTTGTACATCAATTCAAACCCAGCAACCACTGGATTGGAGATAACAAGCAATTTCTTAGCGGTGTTAGCGAAAGCTTTAATGCCTTTTTCACCACCAGTAAAATAAGTCTTGGTTTTTTCAAAACCTTTCTTAGTGCTCTTGGTCATTGAATCCATCGCACCCGTCCAGGTCTTCTTCATGCCATCCCACGTCTTACCGAGCCACTTGCCAGCGTTAGAAAAACCGTCTTTGATATTTTTTACGATGCCATCAACGAATTTCTTGAATTTTTTATTATGCTTATAGATTAAAGCAAAAGCCCCAGCAATAGGATTGGCAATAAATAAAAGGACTTGTTTCCAGTCCTTTTTAAAGAAATCAATGATCTTACCAAAGATTTCTTTAGTGACTTTGAAGATTTTACCGAAAGCCTTTTTAGCAGCATTAAACATGCCGTCCACAAAGGCTTTGAATTTCTTGTTATGCTTATAAAGCAATACCAAGGCAGTTACCGCAGTGGCCACCGCTACCGCAATCAAGCCGATCGGATTGGAAGCCATTGCTAAGTTCCACGCTTTTTGAGCTACTGCCGATGCTTTTTGGGCAACAGTCATAGCTACCGTAGATTCTTTCATCACTTTAATGGCTTTCGCAACTTTCATCACTCCTGAAGCTACTTTAGAACCGACAAAGTAAGTTGCAAATAGAGAACCGACTGTTTTAATAGCCGTCTTATGTTCAGCAATGCCACCTAAAGCCTTGGATAACGATGTGACTGGGGCTTTAGCTTTTTTGCCGTTGCCAGCCATTGTCCCTAACGCTCCAGCAACACCTTTAATCATGCCTAAAGCCGTTTCCCAGACCCCGCTAGCAAATTCTTTCCCGATACTAAGTAGCGGTACTATGCTATCCTTGACTTCTTTGAAGAAAGCTACAATTTTAGGGGCGTTGTTAGCGATACTTTTGCTCAGATTATCGACAAACTTATTGAGACCATCCATTAAGCCATTAAGCTTATCTGTACCATTTCCGAGGTTAAACACCTTAGAGAAGGCATCCATGATAGTGCCCAGTCCTTTGGAAACGTGTTCACCTAATTCCTTAAACTTGCCTTCAGTGTTAGGATCAGCAACCCAATTACCAATCTGTTGTAAGAATGGGTTTTTCATTTTATCAATCGGGTCACGGAACGCTGCAACTACCGCTGGCATACGAGACTGAATAGTTCTTTCAAGGCCACCAATGGTAGTTGAGAAGTTAGCAGTGGCATCCTTGTACTTGTCTTGCAACTCAAACAAGGCTTTCTGTGCCATTTCCGCGGTGATTTTACCTTCGCTTTGCAACTTGGCATATTGCTCTTGGGTCATGTTAGCAATGCCCAACTCTTGCCCAGCAACTTCTTTCAACTGATTCTTCATCTCTGGAAAAACATTGATGATAGACATCATATCTTGCCCTTGAACCTTACCATTGGCGATCATTTGAGCCCACTGAGTAGCGAAATTCTCAACGGCTGCATCGGTCTGACCGAATGCGTCTTGCAATGTAAGAATGGCTTGTGTTTGCTGTTTTGTTAACTCGGTGTTGTGAGTAACGGCATAGAATTTTTGGTTCATGCCGTCAACCATTTCGGTTGAGTTAGCAGCAGCCTGTGCCATTTGGTTGGTCATATCGACCATCTTCTTACCTTCTTCAGCATTACCCGTCAAGGTTAGCCAAGTGGCGTTCATGGTTTGTTGATATTTAACGTATTCGGCACTTGATTGGGCGATTTCGTCAAACTTGCCCTTAATAGCTCCCAATGCGTTTTGGAAACCGTTGCTAATGAGATTAGCTGCAAACGTAGCCCCGAAGATACCTTTTAAACGTGAGGTTTTCGTTTCAGTTTCACTGACTTCACTTCCTAAGCGTTTAAAGCTATCCTTTAAGCGACCAATAAACGTGCTAGATCGTTGACTTTGCTCAATCTCATCATTAAGCTTGTCAGCGGCGTTTCTAGTGTGCGCTAAGCTAGTAGCCGTTTCATCCAAGCGTTGTTTTTGCTTGCGGTATTCATCGCTAGTTCTTCCGGACTGTTTAGCGACACGCTCAAGCATTTCTTTTTGGGTTTCATATTGCTTATTTAAGTTAGTAATAGACCCCTTGTATTGCTTAAGCTGTTCTTGCCTTGCTTCGTCTTCCTTGCCTTCAGCCTTCAAGCGTCTAACGTAGGTTTCTGAAGCTTCATTTTGTGCCTTGTACTCTTTTTGAAGCTCTGCTAAGCCAGATTTTTGATAATCAAGGCTATTCTTAGCTTGTCGCTGTTGATTCTCCAACGATGCCAAACGTGTAGTCGCTTGGTCAATCTGTTGTTGGTACTTAAGGTACTGTTCAGCAGTTTCGGCAGTGCTACCTTTAAGTTGAGATTGTTCTTGTTTCAGTTTCTCAATCTTATGTTGTTGATTTTGGATAGCATTACCCAAGCCATCGTACTTAGCTTGTGCTGCCCCTAAGTAGTCACCAGCGCTACGCATTTGGCTTTCTTGTGCCTTCCATGCGTTCGTAGAGCTATTGACTAACTGAGTTAGTCGTTTAATCGAGTTGGCCGCTTGTAACGTATCCAAGGCAATTTCAGTGGACATGGTAGCTTGTACTTTTGCCATGTATTATTTTCCTCCTTTCCTTAAAAATTAGAGTAAAGATGTTGGGTCAACCATTCTATCTTCTTCCTCTTTGGCATTTAAGATTTTCATCAGCTCGTAATAATCAGTGTCATAATACTGATCTAGTGTCCACCCAAAACCTTGGATTGATTTTTTAGCGATAATTTTTAAATCTTCAATGCGATTTTCTAAATCAAAAATCTGTTCCCCTTTAGACTTTACTCTTTTGGGTCAGTTTCACCAGCAGTGTTTTCGAGTTGTTCGTCTGTCAATCCGTACATGTAGCCAACCAATCTCTCGGCAATCTCTTGTGTACGTTCATTGTCCAAATCAAGCAGTTTGTCGTAGTCTTCATCATCCAAGTTGAGAATGGCACGGATAAATCCAAGCATTTCTTTGAGAATAGTAAAGCTTGCTTGTGCTTGCTCCTGTGTATCACCCTCTTCGACAGTATCACTGATTTTAAGCACAGCAAGTTGATATTCGTGCATACGCAAGACATTACGGTTGCTTGTGGTCACCTTGAAGGCTTTTTTACTGATTTCTGGGATTTGAATAGTTCTGATTTCCATTTATCTTTACTCCTTTTAACAAAAATAGAGGTCAGGCCATGAGCCCGACCTCTTGCGAATTATTGAGGGGACACGCCAGCCCCTGTAAGTGCATATCCACCAAATACTTCTTTGTACATATTAGTTTTATCGAAAGTTGATGAACCAGAAAAGTATTTCTTGAATGGTTCCCCATTAAACGAGATAGCTGACAATGCGTTAAATGTCATGTTATCGTCATGACGAGTTTGAGCAGTATCTGTATCTGTTGCAACGTTCTGAGCAGATTCTTGCATAATACCGTTAGCGAAACCAAAGAATACCGAGTGTTTGCGATCAAGTGTTTCAGATTCAATCAACACTGCTGTGTGTGGTTTTTCGCCATCCATAACATAGCCACCTTTGCCGTCAGGACGGAATCCAAGTAGTTTTTGTTTAATATCGAAATCAAGGTTGTTGAAGTCAAATGCTACTGTTGGTGACCCCGGTGCAATCATTACATCTTGTACCGAGTTATTTCCAGGCACTTTAGTCGCTTGACCTTCCAAGTTAGAAATGTTAGCGGTACGAGTACCAAGCATGCTTGAATCAACTTCAATCACACCATCAGTTGAAAGGCCATCGTTGCCTTTGAGTAGTTTTTGGGTTTTAGGGTCAACCAACGCAAGTCGAACCATTTTCAAACCTACAATTGCCATATAGTAATTTCTCCTTTGTTAAATTAATTTATCGAGAGCAACAAAAAAGACCGCCGTAATCTGCAATGTATCGGGGTCTATGCTATGTTCTCTCATGTCTGTAATTGAGTAGTGTTCAGATTTTAGGAATTTTAGCAGTTCCATTTCAAAGGCTTCGATATCGAAATCAATATCAGCTTTGTAAAAAATCTGTACCTCTACCCTATCCGTTTTTCCGAAAAAGGTATTATTCCCACTCAAGTCAAGGGATGGATTGCTTTCAGTGAGCAAAACGATTGTCTTATCGGTATTTTCTTCGAGCTCTTTAGGCAAGTTGTTTGCATATACTTCGCTTATTTCACCAAATTCTTTGCCATCAATGAGCTCTTTTAGTTTTACGGTTGCTAGCACTTAATCACTTTCCTCCTTTTTTTCGAATCAGTTTCTCATATTCCTCTTTTTCTGCTAATAGCACTTTCTTTTGGACAGCGCTATCGTTTTGGACGTTGGTAACGAAATGATCCGCACGGTATTTCTTGGTGCCGTCATTTAATCGTCTAGCATTTTGGGCATGGTAATTATTCTTCCATCCTACGGTAGCTACACCATTCTTTCTGCCGTCCGCATTAGTGGACTGGACAGATAAACCGTCAGCCATGTGCCCATACTTCAAATGTTTCTTGTTTGAGTAGTGTTTCTCTCGAGTGATTTCTTCTAACTCTTTTTGAAACACTTTTGCGCCAGCGGTTGTGATTTTAGCTTGTTCCGCTGGTGTTAAATCGCCAATGCTAGCTACTGTTTCAAGCCAGCCCTCTAGTGCTTTATCAAGCCCTACCATAAGCCATCACCCAACTTTCTTATGCTTCCTTAAAGTCAGAAAGTCGTAGCGGTTAAGACCACAGTTTTCATTAGGACTCACACGTACAATGTCATATTGAGTGCCATTTAAAACAGCGACTTGACCTTCTACCACTTTGGCATTGTGCCGAATAACGATAACTCTTGTATCGTTTTCGCCATTCTGTTGGGCTAAATACTCTTGATTGAGCGTGCGAGTATGAGGCTTATAGTGCAATGTAAACTGTTTAACAAACTTTGGCACGCTCACACCCGTAAACTTGTTAGGGGTGCTTTGGTATGTACCAAAATCAGCCTTGAAACGAAAATCTGAGGGTAAATATCTAACTTTAGGCATTAGCCACCTCTTTCTTCACTATATGTTGCATATAAGCCCCTTAATTGCCCGATTATGCTATTTAAAGTGAGATTGATAGGATAAGTTACCGTATCGGTTAGAGCCACTCTGTAGGTGAAATAAGAGCTTGTAAGGGCTATTACAGCCGTATCAAATAGAGATTCCACACTTTCAAGGTCGTAGAATTTCGAATCACTACCGACTGCATTGATAATGTACCGTTGAGCAGATTCAATATAAGCTGGAATGAGTGCGGTGTCGTCTGTCTCATCCAGATTGAGGGTCTGCATGATAGTTTCCTTAGATACACTCATTACTTACCTCCTAATTAAGCTCCAGCAGTAAGATTAGCTTTTTGGTCAGCGATTGCTTTAAATGACGCTGGCACAAATGCTTCTTCATCGGTTTTAACAACGTCGAAACGGTCAATAACACGTACTTTAGTAGTGTCAGTTTCGAACGCACCGCCACCGATGTTTGTAGAAAGTAGTGCCAAGTGTTGACGGTCAAACAATGTTACCGCTTGCTTCAAGTCACCAAAGTAAAGTGGCATAACTCCACCAGTTGCGTTGGCAAGCCAACGGTCAGAAACTTCTTTAACTGCAAAACCATCGATTGAGTATCCAGTTGGTGATTTAACATCACGTTCCATAAGGTAGTCACCCATAGCGTTCTTAACTTTCTTAAGGGCAGTGAACCCTGAAGTGTTAGTCAAGAAGAATGATGTTTGTTTAATCGCTGGGTCAACTTTAGCTTCAAGATCAATGATGTCATCCCATTTAGCCAATGTTGGTTTTGTTGGGAGTGTTGCAATAACATCCAAGATAGCTTTGTTACGAGTAACAACGACTTTTTTCGCAATCCAACCAGACAACCAAGCAAGGATGTTTTCAGCAGAGTCAGCAAGCAAGCTGTTTGTTACCGTTGAAATGCCAGCATAGCGTTTGATAGCGTACTTGATAAGTGACAATTTAGGGTTATCATTAGCACCGATTTGTCCAGCTTCATCATCAATCATAGAAAGGCCAGTGATTTCAGCCCATTTCTCGTACACACGAGAACCAGTAAGAGTAGTTACGTTTTCAACGTTTACATACTCTTGCAATGAATCGTATTGACGAACCAAAGTATTGATAGCTGTACGAATATCTTGTGGGATAGTCAATCCAGCATCGGCACCAGTTCCATCCGTTTTAGAATCAAGCGAGTTTTGGTAGCGACCACGAACGAGGTTCTTGAAGTCCTTGACAAAGTTAGCTTTAACTTCTTCTTCGCTTTCGGTCAAAGGTTTCTTGTCTTCCTCTGACATATTCGCTACTTCGCTAGCACGAGCTTCAGTGTATTGCTCTTTGAACATGTCACGTTTCATTTTTGCAGTGTCACGTTCGTTTTTAATGGCTTGCAATTCTTCAACGGTAACTGAATCATCAAGCATAGCTACGTTAAGTTTTTCATTAAGATTTTCGACCTTGTCGCCTTGGGTAATCCAAAGGTCATGCAATTCGTTTGATGTTTTCATCAATCATCTTCCTTTCATTTTTCAAGTAAAATCGCCAATTTCTGCTCACTCAAAGAATTGGTTTTAGGTGTCGCAATCATGTTCTTGAATTTAGCGATTGCTGACTTGCTCGGTAGCTGATGTGTTGCGTTAGTAACCATGATTTCTTCTTCATCATCATTGAAAAACATGATTTCATCAGCGAAGCCTTTATCAACGGCAGTTTTAGCATTAAGCCATGTCTCTTTAGCCATAAGATCTAAAAGCTCAGGCTGTTTAAGACCAGTCTTCATTTCATAAGCCAAAGCAATAGATTCGTCAATGCTATTCAATACTGCTGATTGATGCTCTAAGTCATCGCTATTACCAACAATGCCAGTAGATGCCTTGTGAATCATGATATGTGCCGTTGGGCTGATACGCACGGTATCACCAGCCATAGAAATGACACTTGCAGCACTAGCAGCAAGCCCCTGTACGTTGACCACAATACGCTTGCCGCTTGCTTTAAGCATTGTATAGATTTCACTTGCAGCAAACACGTCACCACCATTTGAAGCAATATTAAGCGTGATTTCTTCGTCCTGGTCGTTATCGATAGCCTGTTGCACCAGTTTAGGATAAGTGCTAGACATTCCAAACCATTCATAGAACGAACCAACGTCATCGCTTACAATATCGCCTTTAATGTCAATCTTGCCCATTTGTCTCACCCCCTTTCAATGTGGTATGGTTAGGATTTTCACCTTTTGGCAACTCTTTAGGCAAAATCTCCGCTTGTTGCAAAATATACAAGCCTTGATTTTGTGCGAGTGTGCCAGTTTTAACCATGCTATTGATACGACTGATATAGTTAGCACCAGTCGGGTCAACCGCTGGGAAAATATCTGCATCCACATCGCATGAAAGTTTCTGAGATAGCTCACTAAGAAATGGTCTTAAGTAGCGTGCTACTGCTTTAGAATACACGTTTGAACTCATTTCTAGTGAAGATTGTTGGTCTCCTTGACCTCCGACAACGTTTTCTGGGATACCGTAGACCTTTGCAAATTGTCCGGTCGTCCAGTCCGCTTGCTTAAGTAGTTGGGCCACATTAGACTTGATTTCTAGAGGTGTGAAATCCTCTAAATCATCCAGTACCAACGGTCCGCCTTGCATTTGCTTCATCGCTTGTCGAGAGCGTGAGACCTTGGTTTTGAAATCGAGCAAACCACCGCCCTTAATCTTCAAAATACCATTAGCATTTAGGGCATTTTTTAGTGAATTAAGCGTTAACTTATCACTGGCTTTTTGAATATTCAGTTCTCTACCAAGAGCCATCAACGGGCTTACACTTGTTAGCCCACCATCAACAGAAAGCAGTCTAAAATGTAAAACATCGCTTTGCGGTACGTGCTGTTTTGGTGGAATGCGTGGGTCGTCAAAAGTGATGTTGTAATAGAGACCACTCTGATTGTCCAAACGGTTAAATGAGACTTGTGATGGTCTTAAATACTCCCACTTCATATCACGGCCATTGTCATTTCGCCATCGATAGGCAAAGGCTTCCCCACCCAATAGCATTTGAGCAAAGATAGACTGGTAGAAATTAAAGCGGTTAGCGTTGTTTGATGGGTTATCCACAATGCCTTGTAACTGTTTACGGCTAGTCGTTAGCTTGGCAGTCGCAAGGTCGTTAGATAGCTGGCTGATAATAGAGAATAAATCTGAGTTTTTAAGAGCAGCTTCAGCTGAAACCCACTCGCTACCAGTCAATGTGGCCAAAAACTCTGGATCAGTAATATCAAAAAAGCCCCCTTGGTTACTCGGTGGGCTTTCGGTTGCTATATTAAATATCGGCAATTATTATCACCTCCTTTCTAGACTTTCTTAGCGGCTAGCTCACTAATTAAACCTGCTAGTACGAATGTGATGGTCATACTGATACCAAACCATACATATCCGATGTTATAAGTGGTTAAATTAAGCGAAATCGCAGCTAAAATGAACATAAGAATGTCAAAAATAGCCCAAATTGCCTTAAAAAACTTCAAAATCATGTATCAATACTCCTCTAATAGCCCACTATCTGGGTTTTTTAGCCAATTTAAAACGTCCTCTTGACTCATGTGTTCCACCTTCCACGTTGGGTTATTGGTGATAGCGTAATCTTCGAACGCATACATGCCATCATAAAACGCATCGATAAGAGCGTCCACAACGTCAATCTTATAGGTTGATTTCATTTTGTCCACTTGAATACCGATGTTATCTTCTTTAATCACCGCATTTATCAAGGCTTTACGCATGATTTCATCATCCAAACGGGTGATGTTACCTTCAATAAATAGCGTTTGAAGGAATTTTGTAGGGTCTTTTAGCTCGCTTGTACGCTGTCTAATAGGCATCATAGGGAAACTAGTGTTAGATTCCAACGCCTTGATAATCTTTGACACTCCCATAGCGTCATAGCCAAAGAAGACCACATCAAGCTGATTATCTTCGACATACTCGCAGAACCAACGGTACACTTCCTCTGGGTTAATAAGCCCTTGTGGATGGCTTGTAATCGTGCAAAAACCCTTGGTTTCCAAATCTCGATAGTTAACACCGTCTTGTTCCATCTTGGCTTCTAGCGAACCTGCTTGTTGCCAAGGAATGAAACTATGTTGTTCGACATGCCATTTTTGGCTACCATCTTCAGCAACATACGGATAGACAAAACCAATAGCCGTATTATCGCTAAACATTGAAGCATCCAACCCGACATAAACACGTTTCCCCTTGATATCAAATTCATCAACGACTGCATTTTCAATATCATCTAAATCAAGAAAGCTATTACTATCTGCCAATAGCCAGCAATTCATGTTTTTAACTTGGAAATCGGCAAGTTTACCCATGAGTAGCTTCTTATCCCGTTCGGAAAGTAGCCCTTTCATCAATCCATCTTTCAATTTTGGATGGTTAAGCAGTGGGTTACTCTTTGCCCACGTTTCAGGCTTAAACACTTCTTCCAAGTTATCTTGAGACCAAATTAAACATAACTGGTCATCACCAGAGCGGTCAAAGTCACGCTCCATAATCTCAATCAGTTTCTTTTGTTCTTGATGAAATGGAACGTCAGGTGTTTGGTAAGAAGTCGAAATCTCAATAAAGCGTGAGCCCTCGGTATTAACTTGTCCAGATGTGATTTTAGAAATGCCTTCATCTGTTCTAAGCTCACCAACCTCATCGGCCACGGCCAGTTTAAAGTGTTTACCGTCAAACTTACCAGATTCAAACGAGATAGTATGAATGGTATTGGCATCCACGAGCGACTTAATTTCTCGTGAATATAATTGAAGTTGCGTTTCCTCCGCTAATGACTTAAACGGCTCGTTTTCAATGATTCTAGCCATCATAGACTTAACGTAAGTAAATAGCTTCATCGTCTGGTCAAAGTTTAGCGAGCTAACAAGAAAATCTTGGTTACTTTGCCCGATAATTTCAATCAGATAAGAGAAATTCAAACAAATACCAGCTATCATCGTTTTACCTTGCGAACGTGCAATAGAGATGATGATATTTGAAAACCTTGGCACATTGTCTAAGTCGAACCATGCAAAGAGTTGGGCAAAGATAAAATACTGCCAATCCATAGGCTCTAGTTTTTGGCTTAGATCGTCAACATTAGGAACTAAAGACAAGAATTTCAAGAAACGGTTAAACGCATCAACCGAATAAACATAAGGAAAATCACTGTCACCTTGTCGTTGCAAGTCTCGAAGGTGTCGGAAACATGCTAGTTGGATATTGTAACCAGCGACAATCTTGCCATCTAGCACGTTAAAACAGTATTGCGTGCCATAGTCGGTATATGTTTTTCGCTCGTAAGAAAAATCGATGCTATTATAAGCACCGATTACATCTTTTGATTTGGTTAAATCAATCTCTTGCATGTTTTACCTCCTTTATTTGAAAAATGCTGCCATTTTATCTTTCATCGAAGAATTATCCGCTTGACTTCCGGCTATTTCAGCTAATTCTGCCCGTCCTTTAGGTGTCAATCCTAGCTGGATGCCTATTTTATTAAGGGTTTCGGCAGCGTCTTTCATCGTCGCAACGGCTGGATTCTTCTTAAATCCCATTGACTGTTCGCCTAAGATTTCACCACTGCCAGGCGATTGAATGAATTTAATAATCTCGGTTTGGATACCGTTTTCTTTCACATCCTCATAGGCTTTTTTGTAAATTTCGTAGGTCGTGCAGTAAGTTTCCACTAGGAAAGTGTCAATACGTTCGACCTTTTCTGTTGCTTTTAAAAACGGAATGATTTTAGTCCAAACTGACCTCGCCACCGTTCCTAAGTAGTTTGGTGGGTCAATGGGTAGAAAGCGGTCATTTTGCTCGTAAAACGGTTTCCGTTTAGCTGGTGACTTATTCGCCATTTTCTCACCTCCTAAATTAAAAATAGACCCTTGTTAAAACCCTCAAAATTGGCGTGCGGTGTAAGAAAACACCTTGTGGCGGCTCTCCTTGGCACGAGAAAGGGGGCGGGGTTAATTTTAAAATGTGTTGAGTGTTATTACCCACCCTTATTATAAAATCGTGCTATGGGCTTATTAGAGGGGTTTAACAACGTCCTCTTTTTTGCGGGCTATTAAATCTGCCCATGTTGCCACGGAAAGTCGTAGCTCGGTGTTCTGTTTTGTTCTATTTTGACCAGTACCATATATTTCTTGTTCCAAAGTCCTCTTGGTGTTATCACAGCTTCTGCATGTAGCTACTACGTTTGAAATTTCAGTTCTAAGTTCTGGAGCTATTTCAACGGGTGTTACGTGGTCGCCTATACGAGCGTCTGGTGTGGTCACACCCAAGGCAAGACAGTACTGACACAGATAGTTGTCACGTTCCAAAGCTATCTTACGAATAGAAGACCAAGTCTTTGAACGATAGAATGCATAGCGTTCCTTGCTCTCATCGTCTCGATTCCTTACTCGTGTGTTGTATCTAGTTCGTGAGTATCTCTGTCTCTCCTCTGTGTATGCTGTTTCCATGTCCTTGTGTGTAGTACAGTAGTGTGCTGGTCTCTCTGCTAAGGCACGGCACCCCTCTGCCTTACATCGTCTGACCATTGGCATTGGCATGCCTCCTTTCAGATAAAATAAAAGAAGAACACTGATGTGTCCTTCTGATCCGATAATACTATGTTACCACGTTTGTAGTATGATGGTGTATAAATCGGTATATATCACTACAAATCAATCCAGATACTTCTCAGCCTGTCTTAACTTAACATAGTAGGTTGCCTTACTAAAGCCCATACGGTCACATATCTGCCAGATATCCAGCTGGTCTATATAAACCATTTGCAGCAGGGATCTAGCGTCTATATCCCCCACCTCTGCAATTTGACGGCGGAAGTCTAGCTTTTGCTTAATAGCCTCGGCAGTGAAACGTTCCACTTCCTCCCTAGCCGTCATAAGTTCCACATAGATATCATCCTTGCCCTTTCGTTTGCCGCCTTGTACCATATCTGTTTGCATAGCACCAGCCGTTATTTTAAGGGCTTGCGATTCCAAACGTTTAATCTGTTCTATCTGACTATCAATGTACCTGTCTAATGCCTTAATCTTCTGTAGCCGTTCCACTGTTCTCATAAATTAGATTCCTTTATGGTATAATAATATTATCGTTTGGATAGACCTGGGCATTAGTCTGGGTCTTTTTTTATTTACAAGAATAAAGAAGGATTAGATTACCACCTCCCATACATTAGATTTAGCCATGCTACCAGCAATGCAAAGGCTAGATAACAAAATAAAAAAGGTTCCTCGATTCTAATTGTTTATTTACTGGCAATGACTTATAGCGGATTCGAACCGCTACAAGCCCATAGCAAGTGCTGTATATAGCGCACGCTTAACACTAGCCTTATTACGCCCTAAGTCGCCTTTGGTGCGATATTCAAGAGTAATACGGTCAACTTCGTCATCCAAGCTCTCTGGCCACTCGTAATGATTAAATACATACTTGGCTATCTCACTGAATAGCTCTCTGGATAGCAATCCTTCCAGCTGTATTACCTTGCGAGGTGTCAGGTTGACATGCTCTACATAGAGTGCATTGATAGCGCTGTAGATGGTTTTAGCTTCCTTCTTCGTGCAGTTCTTAATTTCCATGATATGTGCCACGATACTGTTTGGATAAGTATCTCTCAGTTGCTCCACTTCCTCACGATATCGCTGGAATAATTCCTTAGTAAGTCCAGCATTGGTCTTATCGACTTCTTGGCGACCTGTGCCAGGTTTGCCAGAATAGTGATCGGACAGATAAGCTCGCAAGTCGTTTGCCAAACTCGCTGAGATGAACTCTCGCATATCATTTAAAGTTGCGGGCGACAGTCTCGAGCGTTCTTTAACCACATTGTCAAACCGTTGGAAATATTTCCTAGCTTGATGTCGGTCGCACTGCATAACCTCTTGGATGTGTTTGGTTAGCGTTCTATTATGCTCCGATTTCAGCTCGTTAAATTCGTCCACTAGCCGTTGAAACAGCTCTTTGGGCAGTCCAGCATGTTTATAGATAGTCATGGTTCACCTCTGTCAGCTCTGGATCCTCCCATATATTCCCGATGATTGCGAATCCCACTGAATTTCCTTCTAGCAACTCTATCATCGGGACATCTTCGTTATCTTCAAAAGCATGGAACATTAAAATGCCTGTCTTTCTATTTTGGAAAACTTTTGCAGTTATTGGCGTTTCAATGCCTTCCAAATTTATAGCAATAATATCCCCTTCAAAAATTTCTCTCCAGTTCTTGTCAAGCATGCCGGTTGATTGCATTAAAACGACAGCATCGAAATCGTAGGTATATATATCCCTTCCAACCGCAAATCCATCTTCAAAATAGATTTTTTGTGCGTCTATTTCTTCATTCTCGTAATCAATAGCAAGAATATCTTCTGAATAAATCAAACGTCTTTCTTGCTTTAACCACGCTCTGTATCTTGGTATCATTGTCCTCTCTCCTTCAAATAGCTAGGAATATCATCCCCAACCTGCACACTGTCGTATTGCTCCTTGCTCACTAGAAACTTCCCATACGCCCCACAATCTATCGTGTAGAGCTTGCCTACCATTGATTTTCCAGTGACCTTCCCATGTAGTTTCACCGCATTATCTGCTTTGTGGATAAGTACCATCTCGATAGGTCGGTTGACTACCCAGACCGCTGTAGCGATATTAATGGCTAGGGAAATCACAAGCAGAATTGTGGCAACCACCAGCTGGTTTTCTCGTTTTTGTTTTGACAAAATTGTCATCAATCATCACTCCTTGTCTATCCTTAATGTCGTTATAGGCAATTGTAAGGCACTCTTCCACGTCGTATCCTAATTGTAGACATAGAACAATCAGCGTCACAATCGAGTCCCCTATAGCGTCTTTTAGCGACCATTCTGGGTCTACGAAATCATGAGGCTTAAGAAATACGTCTCTAATCTCGCCTACTTCCTCAGTAACCTTCATCCATTCGATTTTAGGATTGCCTTTGTCTAATCCGTGACTAATAGCCCATTGGTTGATTTTAGTGATAAGCCCTGGAATACCTTCCCGGGCCCGTGTGCTATACCCCAGAACATATCCTTCGCTAACACCGAAATAATCTGCCAACGCCTTTAATTTTTGAGGTTTTATCTGCACCTCTTCGGCTTCTATTCTCTGATAGCCCCGTTTTGTTATGCCCAGTTCGCTCGCCAACTCCTCTTGAGTTAGCCCTTTTTGTTTCCTTAACCATTTAAGATTGTTCATTTCATTATTACCCTCACAGCGTAAATCACGACTACGACCATTAAAATGAATTTAATCGTTTCCATCGCCCACCTCTTTCACTTCCACGCCTTCGCAGTCGAATACCCAGCCGAAGCCTGATTTTTCGAGGTCAGTTTTTGTAAAATCAGTTCTAAAACCTGGACTAAAATAAGGCCCTATTCCGTCATTGCATAAATACTGATTAGTAGCTTTAATCCTAACCGTATACCTAGGCTCTTTCTCCACCTCATACCCAAACTGGTGCATGTTGACGAGGGTTTGGATAGCGTTTTCGTTTTTGCGATACCAACGTGTGAAATCGTCTTCTAATGCTTTTTTAGGTACACAGGCATCTTCGTCCAAATTTTCGAACATATCCCAAGCCAAGTAATGTAAGTTTAAGTAAAATTCACCTTTAATTTCCTCATACCAATCTGCTACGTACTGCGGGACTACTGGTTTTTCGAAGAATGAATCATATAAATCTTCAGCGTGGGCGATTGAAAGGTGCCCTACTGTTGCCAATTTCTGTACTGCTTCATCTCTGGTCATTCTACTTACTCCCTTAATCGACATTTTTAAGTTTTACAGGCACCCACATTTTAGGGTTGTAATTGATCTCATATTTGTATTTTGAAACATTCGGTACTTCAACATCTTCTACTACATAAGAGACATTATCTGACAAACCGATAATATGTTTTTGATATTTGTTCTTACCATTTTCTACAACAATTTCAAGTTGTTTATCATGAGTATCAGCCTTGATGGACATCCTACCGCTCATTTGGAACATTACGTCATTTGTAATAGCGTCAATCACCGTTACTTTTCGAACAACATTAAAGTTATCCGACTCTAGAGATAAATTTTCAGATACCCTACTTGCCTCTGAGCAACCAGTTAAAAATAATAAACCACTTACAGCAATAATTGCCATTTTACTTAATTTGTTCATCGTTTCACCTCATACATAATATTTTCGTTCAAAGTCAATCATCTCTTGTCTAAGTTCAATTCCCAGACGTTTGATTTTTGATTTATTAGCTGCCGATGCTGTCCACTTGTTAGGTGGTTCTTTAAAAAGTTCTTCACATTCTGAAAAGTACCTATCGTACAGCCTGTTTATGTAATCTAATTCATTCATCACATTCCACCATTTCAACCTTATATTTTCGTGCGTTGCGATATTTCACACCTAATCTGTGCATTTCGTTGATAGCGTCGTTCTTGTTGTCAAATACATGGACACTGTCTTCCATGTTATCGTAGTACACGATTACTTTATATTTCATTTTTTCGCTTCCTCCGCATTCTCTATTTCAAACTCGATATCTTCGAGCACTAAATTATCTTGAAAATCTTTGAAGGCTTCGATTGCGTCTGCATATTCAGGGCTATATATAGAAACTTTTTCTAGAAAATCTTCGATATCCGTGGTGCGAACACCAAACTCTGTGCGTTCATGAATGATTTCCGTTTCAAGACAACCATAGCATGCAGTGTAACTGATCTTATTAGGTGTGTTTTTATAATTTTTAATTTTCATCTTCTACTTCCTCCTCGTAATAATCAATCTTTGCGAAATTCTTAGGGCTAATAGTAATCACCCTTTTTTCTGGCTCAATCTGCTGTAAACACAGATAATCCATATTGCCTCGCTCAATCCATTCCAGTATATCTAGAATACGTTTATAATCTTCCTTTACCTTGATAGTTTCATCCATGTATGGATTTTGTAATCTAATATTTGTCATAGTTCACCCTTCGTTTTTATCTTGGTGCGTATTTAACACCAGCCATACGGTCATTCCATCGTTTTACCAGTTTCTTTATCCTAGTTTTTATTAATCATTCTTGAATTTTATTCTGCGGTTACCGGGTTACTGTATTTTTCGAAAAACTTATTAAAAAATGTTTTATTCTTTCTTTTTTTTAGCTACAAACCCTATACCTATAGTATTTCATACTATAGGTATATATATATATATATATATATACTTTTATTATTATTTATAGTAACTAGGTAACCTATATAGTATAAAGCCAAGAGCCACAAGGGTTTGAATGGGTTACCGTATTTTTTTTTTACGGTAACCTACGGTGACCTTTTGCGGTAAAAGTTACCGTACCGTTAAATCGGTTACTACACTTTGGTAACCTTTTATTATGCTTTTTTATTCAGAATAATCTTCATCACGGATGTAACCTTTAAAGGTTTTTCCGTTTCGTTTAAACGGGCGTTTCTCCCACTCTGGCAACCCATCGACGATAATACTGATCTTGCGAGAAAGTTTTCTGTCGCTAGAATTTCTCATGAAAAGGTTATACATGATTTCACGAGTAGAAACTTTAGACATTCTGCTATCTCCTTTTTCTAATTCAGAATCATTGTCGAAATAGCGTTGTGTGTACTGATGTTGTTTTTGGATAGACCACGAATCCCATTCTTTAGGTACTGGCATATCCAAGTAATCAATAACTTGTATCTCTACTTCGTCTCGATACATAAACCGCTCTCGATATTTGTTAAGTTCTTCCTCAGTAGCGTCATCAAACATGAGCGGATGTCCATTTTTGTATAGTGTGACAGCCTCGCCCCAGATTTGCTTGATAACTTCTTCTTGCATCTCCATCGGGTGTTTGATCTGTTTATCCTTGTTAACTAGGATAGGAAGGAAACGCCTTTCACCAGTTTTATCTTTCAGATATTCACGTTGATTTGTAGTTCTTGCGAGGACGAAATTCTTTGCAAATTCTTCTGTCCGTCGCATATATGGTTTACGAAATCTAAGGCTTGTCTTTGAGATAAAAGCTTTTGTCTCAGCGAACGACATACGCTCACTAGCCACCATCTCATCATCGTTGACGATAAGAGCTTTCAACATGATGTCGTAATTATCCTTGTTAGAAAAGTCAGTGACGGCATCGGTATACCATTGGCCGCCTATTTTTTGGAGAAAGGAGGTTTTACCGACACCTTGCCCCCCAACTAAATCGAGAACGTAGTCAACTTTTGCGTAAGGATCGTAAACTTTAGCTACTGCACACACCAACCACATCTTAGCGATTTTGGAGGTGATAGGTGTATCTTCGGCTCCGAGATAGACTTGTAGGATGCGACTTACACGCTCTCTACCATCCCATTCTTCAGCAGCTTTATCCATATAATCTTTAACTGGATTGTAGAACCGTTCCGAGAAGAACGTTTCCATACCATCAAGCATGGCTTGGCCAGAAAAAGCGACACCCAAAACGTCTTCAAAGTAAACTTTAACCACAGAATCAAAGTTAGATGGTAACTCGCCTTTTTTTAAAAAGGTGTTCCCGATTTTTATATCCTTTGTAATCTCGTGTTCTTGCGAGAACTCGTTGTGTTTTAGACAAATACTTAGCTGGTCATCCGATTTAAAAGCTTTCAGGACGTTACTTGGACTATTAGATTTGATATTGCCGTCCTTGTTTAGCGTCATTTTTGCATTCGTATCTATACTTATTACATTACCGATTGTTATCACCTCCTATCTTTCTTGATCACACTTTCAACCGTTCTATCGACTTCTCTAGTGCTTAGAGGGTTTGGGCTGTTGTTATTAGCAATGTGGGCGAGCTGAAGGACAAGTTCATCATCGACTGCCCTAATGAGCAAACCTCCGACGAAACTAGCTAATTTGTCATTCCGTCCACCTTCGTTACCAAACCCAACTACTATAGTTTCAAATAGATCTGTAGTATTAGTTCTCTCACGAGTGTATGTCCTGTTCTTGAGAGCTCTCAAACCATCAGTGCCATCGCCTTTAAACCCGTTGGTAAGCTGATATTGTCTTTTGATGGCTTCGATCAGTTCTTTCGATGGCGTCACCATCGTTAGCCCTTCTTTTGATTTCTCTAGATCCCACTCGTAAACACCTTTGTCTGTCGCTGAAGGTGCTACGAGAACATAGTTATTTTTGTGAGCTTTGATATCGACGCCGGGGAGAAAACCAATCATTTGAGAGATCGGGGCATCATCCCTTTTAAAGTAGAATAGATGCTTACCGCCGCTTGCGGTTTTGGCTTGTAAGGTAGGCTCTATTAGGTTCAAATAAGGCCATTTTTTTAAGGAATCGAAACCATTACTCTTACCGTGCTTGTCAATATCGACGACAAAGAAATTAGTTGTCCTTAGTGCAATATTTGCGTTCGGGAAACCGTCCCAGAAATTGCTGACTTCTTCTTCAGTCAAAGCTGGTTTGCCAGCGAAGTCGATTAGAGGGCGTTTGTTCTTTGGGTGAATCGGGATGACTGAGAAACCCATTTTTTGATATTTCAAAGCGTAATCTTTCATGCTAGCCATCACATTCACTCCTCTTGACAGACATAGACAAACTCTTGAGCGGAAAAATCGTGGTAGTATTCTGCTTCCGTCATTTTTAAATATTTGAGCATTTCGCTAAACGCTTCATTATACGTAGCGAACGGGCCAACATCTGAATCGGTAGTATCTACTACCCAGAAACGCCCGTGTTTTAGAAAGGGAGGTCTTCGTCCGAGATATCCATTGGGTTACTGTTTCCAAAAGGTTGTGAAACATCTTCCTCAAGGTCGTAGTTTCGATAAACTTTATCACCTTTACCTTGCGTTTCTGTGATCACAAGGTTGTAGTAAGATCCGACTGCTTTACGTTGAAGCGACTCTTCCAAATCTTTCCCGTCTTGTTCAGTTCCTTGCATGTTGTCTCCTGCAAGGACAAGAGCCTTGATAAAGAATTTCATAGTGCGTTCAACAGACCATTTAATGTCTTTGCCATTCCATTCAGACAACGTCCCGAAACTTACGTATTCAGTCCGTCCATCATAATCGCCGCCACGGATTTCAAATTGGTAAGAGATGCTTTCCCATCTTTTTTCGGATACGTTGAATTTAGCGTCTTTCAAAACAACCGGATAAGTACCGGCTGGAATTGGCGCTGGTCCGTTTGCGCTATCTTTACGTGGGTCGAAACCTTCTTTTTTAATTGATTTTGCGATATCTAGTAAACTCATTTGTTATTCTCCTTTTTTTGTGTGTTTCTTGTTTTAAAATAGATCTGCATCGTTAGTAGCAGCAGTTTGTTTTTGTGTTACTTGTTTAGGTTGTGTGTTTTCTTGTTTATTTTTTGTCTTTTGCTGTCTAGGAGGCTCAACAGCACCTCGAATGGTTGTTAAAATCTTAAGGATAGCTTTGTCGTCAACTTGGTCGGCATAGTAAGTTTTGCGTTTTCGGTCGACGCTACGGTTGTAGTTGTTCCCGATTTTTTCGGTATGGATCATCAAATCCGAGTTACCATTGATTAGATTGACATATTTGTCTTTTAGACTTGGTTTATCCTTGGTAGCATTGCCCTTATCATCGTATTCTGAAACTTGACGGCTAATATAAATTACATTCATCGGTAAGGCTTTTAGATCGATAACTAATTCCGTGATAGCTTGGTTGAAGAAATCGTAACCTTTCCCGTAAGGAATTTCAGACAGTGATTTTAAACGAGGGGTATCTTTTGGCGTAAGCTCGTCACAAACCGCAATCTTAATCATTTCAATAACATCATCGATAACATCGATAACTACTGTTTCGTAAGTGTGTTTTTGCGTTTGAAGTGCGAGTAAGACTTCTCCTAATTGTTTAATCACTGAGTTAGTGATTCGCCCGCTAGAATCCTTGGCGTTGATTAGTTGAATGCTGGGCACGCTATTAGCTTCAGCATTCCCATCCGTGTTCAAAACGATAGGATTAGGAAATTCATTAGCTAGATAAGACTTACCGCTCATGGTTTCCCCGTAAATAAAGTAATTGCGAGGTGTATCTTTTGGGATACGTGGTTTATTCTCTGGTAAAGTAAAACTCATTATTTCTCCTTATAATAAAATTCGATAACATTCACATCATGTTGTTGTCTGCTCCCAGTTATTCGCCAAAGAAGTTGCCGGTAATCATCATACTCTCCAGATTCTTCATCGACCGGATCAAGGACAACAATCGTGTGGTATTTGTGTTGCAAACCATCCACTCCTACACCTAGCACTTGGCTAGTGGCTACGACCACTTTTTTATCAAGACCTTCTTGGACATCTCCCGTCCAGACGCCAATATCTGGATGTCTCTCGTGGACGACGTTTACAACTTGTTTGGATTTACTGACAATTAACATGTCGTGAGGGGCTCTCTCAATCAAACCATCTATGGTGAGCATGAGAGGGGTATCTTTGTTAACTGCTTTTAGTTTTGGAAAGTCAATATCGACGCCAGTTTGGATAAGATAACGCTCAAATGTTTTGCGACCAAATGATTGCTTGGCCATTGCGTATTTTCCGTTAGCTTCGACAATGTTATTTTCTTTAAAGAAAGCTAACTTCTCTGGATCTCCTGCGTGGATGGTGTTTTTAAAAAACTTGATCTCGAAGCCGTTATTTTCTTTGGCGTTTTCGATTTCTTCGATTTCTTCCCATCTAAAAAAGTTTGGGAGATGACTAATATAACTTTCATAATCTCTGAAATCTTCCCATTTCTCCTTTGAGTAAGAGAATCTATCGTATACCATCTTGCCGTGTTGTTTTTGCCAGTCGAATTTTCGGTTAGGTTCTGCATATCCGAAGATAGTTTTTTCTAACGGATAGAAGTTTTGACCTTTTTTTCGAATTGGTGTAGCAGACAACCCGATGGTGTATTTGCGTTTTATTTTGCGATATAAGGCTACTTGCTTATCTGATGACATATTCTGCCATTCGTCGATGATAAGCAGGTCACAATCTAAACTAGATCCTTTTTTGAGCGTGTTTTGTAACTTTCTGTCCGTCTGGATGATGAAAGTTACATCATCATCAAAACCAAACGCTTCAACGGATTCTTCCCATCCTTTGAGGATAGATAAACGATTGTTTAGAATCACAATTTTTTTAGCACATTTATGTTTAGCGATAGCTAGTGCGCAGAATGTTTTACCCCGACCGCCCAAGGCCTCTAGGAATATGCCAGGTTCTATTCTGTCGCTCCTTTTGACTGCTTCAGCTTGCCATTTTCTAAGTATAATTGCTATATGCACTCACCACCTTTCCGATATCTTGGACGACTTCTTCTATGTCGTTTCGCATGGCCCAAAACAAGCCTAATCTTGCAGCAGCTCTAACGTCTTGGTGATGGGATTTGTCAAACTTCCAAAGCCCTAGTTTTTTTAATAAGGGGTTTGGTATGTCGGATTGATACCCAGCATTGCGCTGAAGGATAGCGTCTGGGAATAAGATTTGAAATAGTGCGATTGTTTCTAAAACACTGTTATCTTTTGCGAGATCATTATCACGAGCTTCGTATTTTTCGATAACAACGATATCCGACTTTATGAATCGTCCCTCATTCTCATACCAACTTCGGATGTCCTTAACGCTATATCCAACTACCCAATGCTTGACTAACTTTGCGTTATCTAACAAGACGATTCCGTTGGTACTTGTTTCTGCCTTAGCCGAAGATGGATCAATTGCAAGAATTTTCATCGAATATTAAGGTTTCTCCTTTCTTCAATGTGAGCACCTCGAATAGTAGCACCGCTCTTGAGTAATTCTTTAATCGTCTCTTTGTCGGGGCTCCACTTCGCTTTCATGTATTTTTTTTGCAATTTAGTTTCATCCACGATGACCGCTTTCGATTTTCTAAAACCAACCTTAAACAACGTAGTGTCTAGCTTGTCGTGTTGAGTTAAATGCATAGCTTCTGAGATACGCTTTTTGATTTCTTCAATCGCTTTGTTTTCTGATTTTTTTAAAGCGTCCAACCTTGCAATTTCAGCTTTATAAGCTTCAACCCGTGCATTCTTGTTTCGGATAACCTTGATACAGTTTTCAATTTTTTTTGAGAAATCATGTTCCCAATCAATCGAATCCAAGGTGTCGAGTTTTGTTTCATCATCGACATCCATTTCATCAATTTCTAGGAAAATTCCCGTTAATTCGTATAGTTTTACCATGTTTTTTTATGCCTACCTCCCACCACTTCAATTATTTAATTAATCAATGTCTTCAAAAAATGCTTTGATTTCGTCTCTTGTAACTTCTTCACGCTCTGTGCGTTCGAAGTCCGAACCGTCAGGTTTGGTTACGTTGTATTCGGCTTCCACATTTAGCACTTCGCAGCCAAACGCTTCAGCAAGATTGTCGAGCTCGTTTTTTTGTTTTTCGTAAAACTCAATCGGTAACTGTAGTGCTTTCCAAAGACGGTTGTCAAAAACTGCTTCAAACACTAGGCTTCCTTTGTCCTTGTAACTTTCAAGAAATCCATCTTTTTTAGCGCTGTAAAATACGACTTGTTTTTCTGTTTGTTTCATGATATATTCTCCTTGATGATTATTATTTTCTGCATAGGCCCTTACCTGTGCTTTTTTAGTGCTCTCAACGTGCACCCATCGCCCCACCGCTTTGTAAATGTGTTTTTAGAAAGATATGTGGGTAAAGTAAAGTTTATATTTTGGGGAATAATGCGTATAAGTTACACTCCACGGCAGGGCTATGGCTACACGCTGAGAGATTGATGTTTCAAGTTATCAGCCCACTAGCTGATCCAATGGCAAACCGTGCGTTTCGTTGTAAGCACGGGCCTTCTCGTCAACCATGCGATAAGGACGGTGTACGATTGTTTCTGTTTGTTTCTTTGACCAAATCCAATTGATAAATTTTTTCATGATGTTATTTCCTTTCTGTTTCCCCTAACCGCACTAGAGAACTAGCGAGGGTTAAAATATATTTAATTTGATTTTTTTAGGAGAGAATTCATAATGTCTTTTGTTTAGTACTGCTTACGTTTCCTCACTAGCTCACTGTTACGGCCAGGGATGTATGCTAGGCAATTTCTTGCCAATGTGCGTTAAACCAATCTCTGACTGCATCCCGTGGGTATCTGATCTGTGACCCTCGACCTTTATCGATTTTAGGGAAACCTTCAAGGTTGGTAATTCTCAAAAATTCTGTGTAGCTGCCAATTCCTAGCATTGACTGGCACTTTTTAGCAGTTAAAATCATCGGTAGTGTTCCGTCTATGTCGAACGCTCTCGACTTATCCGCTATAACAGCGGTCAGCATACTGTCAAACTGGTCTAACAGTGGTTTGAATGGGTTGTCCATAAGCGTCACCCAATTTCTTTCAATCCGTTTTCAAGAGCGATAAGCTCTTTTTGTTTTGGCGTTTCACGAATTTCAAACGGTGTGAAATCGTCGTAAGACAAATCTCTCAAGAACTGGATTGCTTTCTCAGCTTCGACATGCTTGATGTTGGTGTATTTGGTCACGTTAAATGCTTTCTTCAATCGTGAATACATCAAGCGGATAAACTGACCTTTTTTGGATGCGAACAAGTTATCGCTAGGATGTGATTTCTGCTCATTGAAGTACATATCTGCGAACGCTCCAGTTTTACTAAAGACTACGCTTTTAATCTTGCTTGCTTCACCATCATCGATATGGACTTTCTTATTAACTTCTTCGACAAGCAACTCAATGTCAGTGAGCTTTTGGTTTGTCTTTTTAACATTTCTGTCCATTTCTTCCTTAATTCCGATTACTTCTTCCAAAAGCTGTTGGTTAACGGTGCTTTGGGCAACCAGATTCATGGCTTGTTTCTTCTGCATTTCGACTGTTTCAACGAGCAGATTTTCTTTTTTCTTGTTCTTCTTACTCATTGACGATTTCTCCTTCTATGATTGTTCTTCCGTTTTCTGGAATGATTTTGTTCATTTCGTCTAACCAGTTTTCTGTCAGCGTCAAGATGTCTCTTAATTTCTCAATCTGAGCATCTTTGCCAATTCCTTGAATAAGGGTCTTAAATCTGAGCGGTGCCATCTTGCTGTCAAAGAAGTCTTCAAATTCTGACACTAGGTTACTGAGTGTAAAGATGTTAGAAACACTGTTTTCTAGTTTCTCTTTGTCAGCTCGTAAGTGTTCTATCGAATCTTTTAAGGCTAGTGCTTCCGATGTTTCTTTTTCAAGCATTTCATAAGACGCTTCTTTAAGTCGCAAACTTCTTTTGACTGAATCAAGCTCGTCTGATAGGTCTTTATTTTTGCCTAGAAGTTGCTTGTTGAGGTCTTGCGTTGCTTGGTAATCTTCTGGAATGACTTCCTTTTCAATTACCTTTTCAGTGGTTTTTGTTTGTTTGATACGTTCAAGTTCGCCTCTGGTTGCTTCCAGTGCTTGGTCTTTGAGTTTAAGTCTGCGTTTCACCTCTTGTAATTCTCTGACCGTTGGTGATTCACCTTGCTCGATTTTTTCAATCTGCTCTTGCTTCTCTTCCTCTGGAAGTGTTGCGATGAGGTAGAGGGCTGCTGTCCCTAAATCGTTCAACGTTGAACGATTTGAAGAGAGTTGTTGTGCTATCGTCATCATTTTTCTAGCTTCACTGTGTGAAATTTTTATGTTGTCTAGCCATTTTCCGAAATCTCCGTGAACGAGATTGTTTTCTTTGACATGTTGTAACCGTCTCCCGATTTCCCAAATTGATTGCCCAGCAATTTGCTTATGGTGTTTTATTTCCAATTCAATTTGAGAAAGGTTGTTTGATAATGCTATTTCGTTCATTTTTCCCTTTCTGTTTTTTGCTATAATAGTTTCAAAAACGAGGTTTTGACATGAAGAATAAATCTGAAATATTTGCTTTTTTGATGTTCGTTGGGTTGCTGTACGTTGAATTCCACTGTATAACACCAGATAGCCATTCAGCCTTGACTAGGCTGGCCGACATCAATTGGACCTATCTATGCCTAGTGATTGGTATCGCTTTATTCATTTCGATGTTAGCGTTAAGCTATATCCATGACATTCTGCTCTTTTTCAAGCTTGAAAAAGACGGCGATATAACTTATAGCTTTGTCATCACTTTGCCTATCTTTGGAATTCTCGTTTTGAGAAACTGCTTGATTGTCCTGTCTGATACTCAATTTGGAAATTTAATGTCCTTCGTTAGTGTCCCTATCTTCGGTGCCTTCTGGTCTCTTTCCAAAAGAGTTCTCAAATCGAACAGGAAGTATTATAAAAATTCCAACAAGCATTGAAAACATAAAGAACATGTAGGTCGTGAAATCCCATTCTGGGATTGGACGGCCTTTTTGCATGAACTCGATAAAATCGTGAATGTGATTCATGTTTACTCCTTTGTATGAATTTTCGTATATTATCCTGCAGATAATTCTTTATGTTCTTGAAAAAGATAGACAATATCAAACTCTGGAAAGAAAGTCTGTTGAACTTTTAACGCTTCTCCGAATTTGAAATCAGAATCTCCATTGATTTTTTCGCGAACTGTTTGAGACTTTAAATTCAAACAATCTGCAATATCAACCAATGAAACACCTTTTTCTTTTCGAATGCATTCAATATTTTTCATTATGTTTCCTTTCTAATACGAATTTTCGTATATTGTTTTATTTTAAATAGCTGTCGTTTCCTTAAGCTTGATTTAATTATATATGAATTTTCGTACCTTGTCAACACGTTGTTTTGATTTTTTTGTTATTTTTTTGCTTGAAATATGATTTTTCGTATGTTATTATATAGTAAGAAAATCAAAAAGGGATTTGAAAAATGGACGAAAAAGATTTAAAACGCCTTATCGAAAGTAGATATAATAGCGTCAGAGCTTTTGCCCTTGAAAATGATATACCGTACACAACAATGCGTTCTATTTTAGAACGTGGTGTAATGAATGCGAAGGCAGAAACTATTTTTAAAATCTGTGATATTCTAGGAATTAATCCAGAGAGTTTCGCTGATAAAAAGCCAGATTGGCAGCCATCAATAGACCTTTCAAATTTGCGTGAAAAAGTCGTAATGTTTGACGGAAAGCCATTATCTGATGATGACGTTAAAAAAATAGAACAAATTATTAGACTTTCAATTGAGGTAGCGGGAGATGAAGATTGATGAACTTTTAAAAGAATATAAAATATCATTATTCGTTTTTCCTGCAGATATGTGGGAAAGGTCTGGGTTCTACTTCCCAGACTTAAGACGAATATGTGTTAACGAATCATTATCTAAACAAGAACGTGAAAAAGTCATCTTACATGAAATGGGTCATATCAACCATGACCCAAGACATTACAAGAGACTACTTTTACAATATGAAAATCAAGCTGATAGATTTATGATTCGCGAGTTACTAGTTGATTATTTAAAATCTACTGATATCTACGATTTTAATTGGGTTCGCTTCGCTGCACAGTATGATATTTCAACGACTTGGGGCGAAGCGATGATACAAGATGAATTTAGGAAAATTCAGCAAAGTGTTATTTAAAAAAAGGAGAAAATGAAAATGAAAATGGATGATGTTAGAAATGTACCTACTTACTTAAAATTCGAAACAACTTTTGGCTGTACTTTTGGTGGGCTTATTTTAGGTTTTATCTTTCCTGCTTTTTGGCTTTTAATGTTTGCGGGTATTGCTTTACTGTTCGCACGACTTTTTTGGGAGATAAAACACCCTCTAACTAAAGAGCAAAAAGAACAATTAAAAATAGAACGAGCAAAATCAATCGAGGAACTTCGACAAGCGAATGAGGAGTTGGGAGATAGCTTACGACAAGCGAAAGAGGAATTTCGACAAGCAAGAGCTGTAAAATGCCCTCATTGCAAAAGTACGGACGTTGAATTTATGGTACAACAAAGAAAAGGTTTCTCAATTGGTAAAGCCGCTGCTGGAACTATTATGACTGGCGGTGTTGGTGCTCTAGCTGGTTTTGCTGGTAAGCAGGGTAAAAAAGAGTGGCACTGCAAGAACTGCGGTACAGTCTTTACTACTAAAAAATAAAACAAAAAAGCCCCACGCTCTCAAGCTTTGACAATTCTGAGTGCAGGGGCTTTTATATTAGGACTTCTGTTCTGGTAAAGATCTATATTTTAGGAGGAAACAAATGGCATCATACAGGAAACGAGAAAACGGTTGGGAGTATCGAATAAATTACTACGACTCGACTGGTAAACGCAAGCCAAAATCAAAGGGTGGTTTCAGGACTAAATCTGAAGCGATTAAAGCTGCTGCTGAGATGGAGCTTAAGTTACAAGATGGCTTGAATGTGAATGAGGATATCACCTTACTTGATTATTTCAAACAATGGTGCGAGGTATACAAGCGTCCCAATGTGTCTGTGGTAACTTATAAAACTTACATTCATACTCAACATAAGATAGAGACATTTTTTGGAAACAAAAAACTTAAAAATATTACTTCCACTGAGTACCAGCGTGTACTTAATCAGTACGCTGAAACTCATACACAAGGAACCGTCGAGCGTTTCAATATACAAGTTAAATCATGCGTTGAGTTTGCTGTACATGAAGGCTATATCAAGCGTAATTTCTGTAAATTCGCCAAAATCAACGCAAAAAATAAAGGGCGAACCCTTGAAACGAAGTTTCTCGAAGTGGAAGAATACGAACGTTTAATTGACGTGGCGAGCAAACGCCCAGAACGCAGAACCTACGCAGTATTGTATATGATAGCTAAAACTGGTATGCGTTTCGCTGAATGTCTGGGCTTGACCGTGGATGATATCAACCGAGAAACCGGCATGGTATCAGTCAATAAGACATGGGATTACAAAAATAACACTGGATTCATGCCCACCAAAACAAAAAGCAGTATCCGAGAGATACCGATTGATGATGAATTTATAAATTTCATTGACAGGCTTCCGAAAACCGATAATGATAGATTGGTTAATAACATTACTAACAGCGCCGTCAATAGAGCACTTCGAAAAATCATTGGGCGTGAAGTACGTGTCCACTCGCTACGGCACACTTATGCCAGCTATCTGATTTCTCACGATATCGATCTGATATCAGTTTCGCAAGTTTTGGGGCATGAAAACCTAAACATAACGCTTGAAGTATACGCCCACCAATTGCAAGAGCAGAAAAAGAGAAATGACGAAAAAATAAAACAAATGTGGACAGAATGTGGACAAAACGCATTTAAATCGCATGGTTGACCTATATGAAATGTTGTTCAGGAAAATGGTACTTGAGAGGCTGTTCCCCCGGTCCATATTCTGTAAGAACTAAATGATTTTTAGCCATATAGTCCTGCAAAGCTTTATTTTCTCTAGGATAATAAACATCAAGTCCTGTCCCGATAACTGCAATAGTGTTTCCCTTATTTTTCAAGGCCTCCATATGCGCACAAGTATCAATCCCACGCGCCAATCCACTCACAATAGTAAACTGATTACCAAGTTCACTAACAATTTTTCGAACAGACTGTTTGCCTGTTTCAGAACACTTTCTTGCCCCAACAACAGCTAGCTTTGGTTTAATCAGTAAATCAAGATTTCCCTGATAATAAAGGAGAACAGGAGGATTATAGGTATGCTTCAGCTCAATGGGATATTCTTTATCAAAAATCGATAACGTAGGAAAACGTTCAAACTGTTCTTTGAGTTGCTTAATATCTAAACTCTTATACTTTTCCATAAAGAGTACTGCATTTTTAGACTTGGATACCACTGCCATATCACGTAAACTCAATTTTCTATCTTGAGTCTTTTGATAGTCCAAAATATTTAAGATATTCAAATTCGTCAACCCAGCGGCTTTAAGTTTAAAAAGTTCAAAATTATTCAT